CTCAGAACAGGACGCAATGAACATGGCCAGTTTTGATAGAGTTTATGAGTGGTACACATCTGGACCTCGGCAGAGGTTACAACCTGGCGGCAGAATAATAGTGGTGATGACTCGCTGGAATGTCGCAGACCTGACGGGAAAGTTAATGAAAGCGCAAGCAGAACCAAAAGCAGACCAATGGGAAGTAATCGAGTTTCCTGCAATCTTACCCAGCGGTAAACCGGTGTGGCCTGGATATTGGAAGCTAGAAGAGCTAGAAGCGGTGAAAGCATCCGTAAGTATATTAAAATGGAATGCGCAATACCAGCAAAATCCAACAGCAGCTGAAGGTAGTATTATAAAACGTGAATGGTGGAATGTGTGGGAGAAAGAAGAACTGCCACCGCTACAGCATGTCATACAAAGTTATGATACAGCGTTTATGAAAAAAGAAACTGCTGACTACAGCGCCATAACTACATGGGGTGTATTTACACCAGACGAGGACAGCGGACCGCAGTTAATACTAATTGACATGGTAAAAGATAGATTTGAGTTCCCAGAACTGCGTAGAATAGCAAAAGAACAATATGACTATTGGAAGCCAGAAACGGTGATCGTGGAGGCAAAAGCATCAGGATTGCCGTTAACCTATGAATTACGTAAACTTGGCATACCAGTTATTAACTTTACACCTAGCAAGGGAAATGATAAACATACAAGAATAAACTCGGTTGCACCTTTATTTGAATCTGGTATGATTTGGGCACCAGAAAAAAAATGGGCAGAAGAGGTAATTGAGGAATGCGCTGCATTCCCGCTAGGCGAACACGATGACTTAGTGGATAGCATGACTCAAGCAGTAATGAGATTTAGACAAGGTGGTTTTGTAGAACATCCCGACGATTACGAAGATGAGCCTTTACCACAACAACAAAGGACGTATTATTAATGTCAAAAGTAAACCTATTAAAAGGACTTGCCTCGCTGTTTAAAAGCAAAGGTAAAGACGTAGCAGAGGGAGCAGTTGAAACAGAAAAAGTATTTGCACGAAATTTAATTGATGAGTTTGGAAAAGACGAAGTTAGCGAAGCTTTTAGAATTATAGACAAAGCAGACGCAGACCCACAATTATCAAAACTATTTTACAGAGAAAATGAATCAAAGATGGATGAACTTGTTAACCTTCTTGAAGCACGCTACATGGGCAGCACAAGATTACAAGCACACCCACTTAGTTTTAATAGACGCGGACCGGGCGCCGCGGATCGTTATGCTAGAATAAATGACACCGGAGGGCGGCTCACTGATTTACCAGGTGGACCGGGCGACAGGGTTTTATATTTTAAAAATTACGGCGAGATGAGTAAAACAACAAACCGAGAAGGTAAACGTGTTTATAAAAACGAAAAGCCTACAATTTTTGCTGAAACACCTGGAGGTAAAAAAACAAAAATTATAGAAGGTGAAATAGTAGATCAAGCTGACTACGAACTATCACCGAGTATGAGAAAAATACTTGAGAAAAGAGGTTTTGCACAACCAGGAGAAGCACCAAACACAATAATGACACGTATGCAAGATCAAGCTAAACAAATGCAAGGTGGGACACAACAACTTACTGCTATGAACCAAAGAATGAGAGAGTTTATAGACAAAGGTGATTTTGAAAGCGCTGACAAAATAAAAGACGCTGTTGAAGAATATAGATTGGCAATGCAAAAAATAAGATCTGACGGAATGTCTTTTTCAGGAGACCTTCCAATTCTTATTGATCCAACAAGAAAACTAAATGCGGCAGGTGGACGTGTTGGAAAATTTAAAGGTGGTATAATGGCATTGCTTAGAAGAATAAACCCTATGCTAGAAAAAAATATGGTTAACAAAGGTCCTTTCCAAACAGGACACAGATCTGACATTATAGGTGACATGGAACAAATTAAAAATGTTTCAAGAGGTGACAAAACTACACTTGAACAAATGGATTCTTTGTATGACATGGTGCAAGAATCACCTAGATACAATGAGGCTATGAGAGGTGCTATGATGAAACTAGTCGACTATGAAAGATTTAGAGCAATACTAATGGAAGACAACGTAAAACTTCAAAGATTATTAGACAATGATCCTGAAGGCGCAGAAAAATTTATAAAAATGTTATTTAGAGAAGGTGGGTCAGAACCACAGTTTAACCAAGGCGGAAGAGTAAATATGTTTGCAGGTGGCCCGTTAATTGGTAAAGGTATTATGGAAGCAGCTAAACTTGCACAAAGAGGAATAAAACCTTTTGGTGCAAAACAAACGTACAAACAAAATGTTAAAATGACTGGTATGGATGAATTTCAAACAGCTATGAAAAAACAATTTGATATAGAGTTATATAAAATAGATAAAGTTAGAGGGGGTAACCCTGAAGAAGAATTATTTGATTTGTACGAAGACATTGTAGCTGGAAAACGCTATAGCATGCTACCCGAAGCAACAAAAAGTAAAATGATATCTCAAATAGAAGATTCTATGAAAGCTATGGAAGTTGACGGCGGTGATTACCAAAACTTTAGAAAATATTTACAAGACCAATATGGTTTTGCAGACCCTACTGGTATTGCCAGTGGTCCTAGCGGAATAGACAGGTTTCCAAATTTCCCTGCAGGGACAGGATTGGAAGCACTTAAAAAAGGCATTGATAAAGGTCAGATAAAAACAATGAAAGCAGAAGACTTACTTGATGCGCTGGACAGAGAATCTGGTAAAAATGTAATACCATTTAAACCGAGGACAAAAAAATCAAAAGGTGGTACACTGCCACCGTTAAAAGGACCAATGTCAGATGGCATGGGAAGTTTATTTAGGAGTAAATAATGGCAATAGATAAAGCACTAGAAGATCAAATTAAAGTTCCAAAAACTGTTTACGACGAAGAAGTAGAGTTAATGGCAGAACAACCACAAGAGTTTCAAGAGGGTGGTGACGTTGATATTGAAATGACAGACGACGGTGGAGCGGAAATTGATTTTGACCCAATGACTGCAGCCATGGCAGGAGGTCAAGAACACGAAGCTAACTTAGCAGAATTTCTAGAAGACGATATATTAAATGAAATTTCATCTGATTTAGAAAACAGTTATGATGAATACAAAGGCTCTCGTTCTGATTGGGAAGATACATACACAAAAGGTTTAGACCTGTTAGGTTTTAAATATGAAAACAGATCAGATCCTTTCCAAGGTGCATCTGGTGCCACACACCCTGTTCTTGCAGAAGCAGTTACACAGTTTCAGTCTTTAGCTTATAAAGAATTATTACCTGCAGACGGTCCAGTTAGAACTAAAATTATTGGCATGGTTGATGATGCAAGAGAGAAACAAGCAGACCGTGTAAAAGATTTTATGAATTATCAAACTATGGTTGAAATGAAAGAGTACGAACCTGAGTTTGATCAAATGTTATTTAACTTACCACTATCAGGTTCTACTTTTAAAAAGATTTATTACGATGCAGCTCTTGGAAGATGCGTATCTAAGTTTGTGCCAGCAGAAGATTTGGTTGTGTCATACACAGCAACATCACTAGATGACGCTGACACAATTATTCATACAATTAAAATGACATCTAACGAATTAAGAAGACAACAGCTTACAGGTTTTTATAAAGATGTTGATGTTGGTGAAGGATCAGTTCATAGTTCTGATGAAGTTAGAGATACAAAAGACGACATACAAGGAACATCTAAAAGCAACCTTGATGAAGTACACACTCTGTTAGAGTGTCATTGTGAATTAGATATTGAAGGGTTTGAAGATATGAACCCACAAACAGGAGAACCATCAGGTTTAAAATTACCATACATTGTAACTATTGAAGAAGACACAAGCACAGTGTTATCTATCAGACGTAATTTTGCACAAAACGATCCTGCTAAACGCAGAAAAGATTATTTCGTGCATTTTAAATTTCTACCAGGACTCGGTTTCTACGGGTTCGGCTTAATCCACATGATCGGCGGCTTGTCCAGAACTGCAACAGCAGCTCTTAGACAACTTTTAGACGCCGGCACCTTGTCAAATTTACCAGCCGGATTCAAGATGCGAGGCATCAGGGTCAGAGACGAAGCACAACCGTTGCAGCCGGGCGAGTTTCGTGATGTTGATGCACCTGGTGGAAATCTTAGAGACGCGTTTATGCCTTTACCATTCAACGGTCCGAACGCCGTGCTTCTACAACTATTGAGCACGGTAGTAGAGTCAGGACAAAGATTCGCGAGCATTGCAGACATGCAAGTTGGTGACGGTAATCAGAGTGCAGCAGTTGGAACGACTGTTGCGTTATTGGAGCGTGGATCGCGGGTTATGTCAGCGATACACAAAAGATTGTACGCAGCGATGAAATGTGAGTTTATGTTGTTAGCAAAAACATTTAAAATTTATATGCCACCTGCTTATCCATACGACGTAGTTGGTGGACAAAGACAAATATTCCAAACAGACTTTGACGAGAGAATAGATATTATACCTGTAGCTGATCCAAACATATTTTCTCAAACACAAAGAATTACAATTGCACAAACAGAATTACAGTTGGCAATGTCTAATCCAAAAATGCACAATATTTATCATGCATACAAACACATGTATGAAGCGTTAGGTGTAAAAGATATTGATAAATTATTACCACCACCGGCTCCACCAGTGCCAGTAGATCCAGCAACAGAAAATGTAATGTCTTTAGGTGGTAAAAAATTTCAAGCATTTCCAAAACAAGATCACCAATCACATATGAAATCACACTTACAGTTTATGGGCACCCTTGTTTGTAGGAACAATCCAGCAGCTTTAGCAGCACTACAAACTAACTGCATGCAACACATACAGCTGATGGCAGCAGAACAAGTTCAGGTTGAGTTTGCAGAAGAGTTAAAAAAGTTACAACAGTTGCAACAAGTATTACAACAAATGCAAATGCAAGCAGGTAACAATCCACAAGCTATGCAACAGTTGCAGCAAAACCCGCAGATACAACAAATACAAAAAACCATGCAAGACGAACAACAAAAAATGGAAGGTAGAAAAGCTGTACTGATTTCAGAATTTATGGAAGACTACGCAAAAGCTGAAAAAGAAGTATTGAATAACATCGAAAACGACCCTCTACTAAAACTTAAAGACAGAGAGTTAGATCTTAAAGCTAGAGATAACATGAGAAAAGAAGAAGAGGGCGAGGACAAACTAAACCTTGAAAAGATGAAAATGCTACAATCTAGAGAACTTGCAGAGGAGAAAATGGAAGAGAACGACAAACACCAGAAACTTAGAGCTAGCGTATCACTTGCAAAAGATGGTATAAAGAATATGCAAGCAACCATTAAGGAGGGCAATTAATGAATAAAGAAGATCTTTATGCTTTATTAGGATTAGGCATAGGTGGCCTAGGTGGTTACTTTGGACAACAAGCTTTAGACAAAAGAAGATTTGCGGGTCAACAATCTCCTTTAACTTTTGAGCAAGAAAAAGAACTAGCAATGATAGCAGCGAATATTGATCCTGAAACTGGTTTACCTTTTGGTCAAAAACCTGATGTACAACCAGTAATATCTTCTACTTACTCTGATTACGGACTAGAAGAGGGACCTGGTTTTACCGAACAATTTACAGA